AATATTGTCACCTCTACAACTGTAGGTGGTGGTGATAGTCCTTTTACTCGTACCAGAGCCGTGCTGGATATGATGAAAGGATGGGAAATAATGAAAGCTGTTAGTGAAGGAACAGAATATTTAAGAGAAAATAGTGAAGCGTTTCTTCCATTAGAACCAAGAGAAGATTATACCGCTTATATGGCTAGAGTAAATCGTGCTGTTTTTAGTCCTTTTACTCAAAGATTAATAAGAGCAGCTACAGGTTTAGTTCTCAGAAAACCCATCGCTTTAACTGGAGATCCATATTGGACTGAAATGTTCAAAATGGATGTTGATGGTTGTAAATCAGATTTAGATGAATATGCAAGAAGAATATTGATGTGTTCTCTTACTTATGGTCAAAGTCATATTCTTGTAGATTATCCTGCTCCATCTGGTGCGTTAACACTTGCAGAAGAAAGGGAACAAAATCGTAGACCTTATTGGATCGAAATAGATCCTACAAATCTTTATGGTTGGAGATTAGATAGAGAATCAAATTATGGAAATCTTATACAGGCTAGAATTGCAGAAAAAGCAGTTTTACCCGATGGTGCATTTGGAGAAAAAGTATATGATCAAATTAGAGTAATAGAACCTGGAAAATATAGATTATTTCGTAAAAAAGATCAGATTGATGAAATGTATGATGTTGCAGATAATTCTTATGCTGGAGAGTTTGATGCTTCAACTGCTGAAAAAGATTTTAAATTAGTAGAATCAGGAGAATTTTCTTTAGGAGAAATACCATTAGTTACTATTTATTCTGGTAAAACAGATAATTTAGTAAGCAAACCACCTTTACTAGATATTGCATATTTAAATCTTGCACATTTCCAAAGACAGGCAGATTTAATTCATAGTTTGCATGTTGCATCTCAACCGATGTTAGTAATGGAAGGATATGATGATCAGACTAAAGATGTTGCTATATCTGTTAATTATGCAATGGCAACCCAACCAGGAAATAAAGTTTACTATGTAGAGCCAGCTAGTAGTGCATTTGAAGCTCAATCTGCTGAGATAAGAGAATTACAAATGCAAATGGCTACTTTAGGAATTAGTACACTATCACAACAAAAGTTTGTAGCTGAAAGTGCTGATGCTAGAAGATTAGACAGAGTAGATACTAATTCTATGCTTGCAATGGTTTCAATGGAATTAGAGCAAAAACTACAGAAAGCATTTAACTTATCTGCTGATTATGTAGGTATTGAACCACCAGAAGTAAAAATTAGTAGAGATTTCGATATTGAAAGATTAATTGGACAGGATATTACAGCTTTAACATCTCTATTTGATCAGCAAGTTATTGATAGAGAAGAGTTTAGAGATATTTTAGTACAGGGAGAAGTGTTACCTTCAGCTAATGAGGTCAAATCTGAATAGTTTGGTAAACTAAGAAGCAAGTACATAAATTACTATGGCAAAAACTTTAGAAAAAGTTGAGCAATCCGATGGCTCTTTTAGATGGGAGATGGTTGAATTTCAACCAGACCTTGGCAAATCAACTGAAACAAAATCAGTAACAAAGTCATCTAAAAAGAAAACTATTACAACAACAACTGAAAATTAATTATGATCGAAGAAAAAGTAATTCAGCCTGAGTCTGTGACTCCTGCTGAACAGCCTGTGGCTGAAACTCCTTCACAACCAACAGCCCCAAATTTAGATTCTGTAAAAGCAGAATATGAAGCACAAATAGCTGCTGCACGAAAAGAAGCTACTGAAGCACAAGAAAAATTTAAAGGCATCAAAACTAAATTAGATGATGTTTATAAACAAAAAGACGAACAAAGAAAACAAGAATTAGAAGATCAAGGACAATGGAAAACATTGTGGGAAGAAGCTAATAAAACAGCACAAGAAAAAGAACAGAAGATAATGACTTTATCTCAACAGTTAGAAGAAATGAAAACTTCTAATGAGGTAGCTTCTACTAAAACAACAGCATTAGCAGCTATTAGTAATCTTGGAGCAATAAACGCAGAACAAACTCTGTCATTGTTACAAGGAAAGTTACAAAAAAATGCTGATGGTAAGGTTGTTGTTCTTAATGGTGGAGTTGAGCAAGATTTAGGTGCTTATCTTACAAGTCTCAAAAACCCTGGTAGTGGTTGGGAACATCATTTTAAACCTAGTAGTGCTGCTGGTATGGGAGCAAAACCTACTCCAACAAGTAATGTTGGTGGAGGACAGACAAATCCTTGGAAAACAGGCAATGTCACTCAACAAATGGTACTATTGGATCAGAACCCCGACCTTGCGGCTGTGCTCAAGCAAGAGGCTCAAACTAAATAGTTAATTTCTGTGAAATTGACCCCCTTATCTGTGATTAGGGTATCGCAAAACTTAAAAAGGTAAATCTGAATGGCTGCTCCGTTTCAGAATTATTCTGGCGGTGTCCTACTAGCGGATATCGTTAAGAGAAATAATTTCGCTGCTTACGTTTCTGAAGCAATTAAAGAACGTAGTGCGTTTATACAGTCTGGTGCTGTAGTTCGTAACCCACTTCTTGATTCAAGAGAAGGTGGAACAAGAATACAAGTTCCAGAATTTAATCCTGTTTCACCAACTGAAGAAATCATTGATGGTACTGCTACATGGGGTACTAGCAATGGTGGTTACTTAACACCACAGAAAATTGGTACAGGAACACAGATCGCAACTATCTGTCATAGAGGTTTTGCGTATGCTGTAGATGATGTAGCTGTATTAGCTGCTGGTGAAGATCCAATGGGTCACATCAGAGATCAGCTTGCAGATGCAATAAACAAACTAAATTCAACACGTTTGTTTTTCCATCTTCATGGTTTATTTGGTTCAGCTTTATCTGCTAATGCTCTTGATGTAGCAAAAGCTGGTACTGGTGCTGCTGAAGCTAACTTCTTAACAGCAGCTACAGTTGCTAGAGGAAGATCACTTCTTGGAGAAAGAGGCGAAGAACTAGATACAATCGTAGTTCATCCTTCTGTTGCTTACTACCTATATCAGGTTGGTATGTTGACATTCTCTACAACTGCATTATCAACTGGAACTGGCATCCAATGGGGTGGCGGTGGTGTTGGCATTACTGATAGACAAGTAGGCCAATTTGCAGGAATGAATGTAGTTGTTGATTCTTCAGTTAACTCTGTAGTTCCTGGTTCAAGTGGACATCAGAAAGAATTTTACTGCTACTTAATCAAGTCAGGAACAGTTCTTGAAGGTGTACAGCAGGATCTAGCAATTGAAGCTGATCGCAACGTACTTTCTAAGCAGGATGTACTTTCAGTTGACTATCACAGTACTTATCACATCATGGGTACTAAGTGGAATGATGCTTCTGACAACCCAACAAACTCCAACTTAGGAGCTTCTGGTAAGTGGGCATTAACATATGACGCTGATCTAATTCCTATTGTTCAGTTAACAGTTAACACACCACTTGATACTTCAACTTTATAATCTAAAGTTAAATTAGTGGTCATAAAACCTCATCAATTATTGGTGGGGTTTTTTCTTTACGCTACAATAAAACTAAATTACTAAATAATCGTGGCAGCAACTATAGATGCAACAATAAAAGGAGCTAATGCTAATAGTTATGTCACATTAGCTGAAGCAGACTCATATTTTGAGACTGTTCCAAGTTCTACTCAATGGGATAATAAAGCTGATGATAAAAAGAACAGAGCACTTATAGCAGCGACTAGATGGATTGATACTTTGGTTTATTACGGAGATAGATGTGATGACGGACAGGCATTAAAATTTCCTAGAACTAATTATCAGGTAGATGGAGTTGAGTTAGCTTGTACTTTAATTCCTCAAAATATTAAATATGCACAGTTTGAATTAGCGTTTGCATTAGCAAATGATACAGATGCAATTATTGGAAGTAGTGGAACTGATGGTAATTTTTCTGAAGTGAAGTTAGGAGATATACAGGTTAAATACAATACTGATAGTCAGGGAAGTGGTGCTGTTAATAATGTATTTGATGTTTACCCGTGGTTACAAAGTTATTTAGGAGCTTATGTACTAGGTGGTGCTGGTAGTTTTCAGTTAAGGGTGGTTAGAGGATAATGGCAGGTCAA